GCCTGCTCTGTGAAAAACTGCCCGTCCTGCGCGTACATCAGCAGGCCCTGGGTGTACTCCGTGCCGCGGGTAAAGCCGATGCGGTGCGCCGCGCCGCTCACCAGCACGATGGCGTAGCGGCGACCGGACTCCACCAGCACCGGCTCGGCAAGCGCGATGCGGCACCAGCCGCCGGTCAGCGCTGCGGCATTGAGCACGGTGCGGCTGATGACGCGCTGCATGTCCGGCTGGCCTTGCGGCGCGTCGGTGAGCAAGAGCGTCAGCCCGCCGCTTGCGTCCACGCTCGTGAAAAACAGCTCCAGGCTTGTGATCCAGCCGGTTTGCGCCATCAGCACGGTCTGCGCCAGGATGGAGCCCTGCACCGTGTGGGTCTGCGTCACCGCCTCCCAGTAGGTCTCCTGGTAGGTGTCGATCCAGATTCGGCTGCCGCGCACCACCCCGGATTGTCTGATCATGTTCTGCCGGTAGGCCGGGTCGATCTCCCAGGTTTCGCCGCCGCGGCGATAGATGCCAGTGATGGGGTCGTAGCTGCCCTGACGCCAAAAGCCCGTGTTGGTGCAGGCGGTGTAGGTCTCCCCATACCGCACCCGCTCGCGGCTGACGGTGCGCTGCACCATCTGCGTGGTCTGGTACTGGTACTGGTTGATGGTGATCTCGCCCGCGCGCGTCTCCATGCGCAGGCGGCACACCTCCTCGTAGGCGGGCAACAAGAGCTGCGTGCTCGCCACCCGCGCCGCCGGGTCGAGCGGGTTGAGCAACGCCAGCGCCGAGCTGTCGTGCGCCACGATGGGCGGGCGGATGCCCTCGTAGGTGCGGGCGCTGTAGCCCGCAAAAGCGGTGTCGCTCTCGCGGTCGTCGAGGAAGTGATCCGCGCCGTAGAACTTGTAGTCGTCCGGGATTTCCAGCCGCTCCTTGACCCGCGCCATGTCGAGCGCCAGCTGGATCGCCTGGTCGATGGTCGCGCGCTGCGCCACCTCGCGCGACACCCCGGCAATGTCGGTCATGATGTGCGCGATGCGCGGCTCGGCGCTGGTGATCCAGCCCTCGGCGGCGCGCAGGCGCTGGTCCACCGCGTAGAGGTTGGGCAGCTTGCGGCTGGTGGCCAGCACCACCTCTTGGATGCCGGTGGGGGAGAGCCGCACATGCGCGAGCAGCGTGTAGCCCGTGGGCGGCTCTGGCCGCTCCGGGGTGGGGCTCTCGAGCCCTTGCGCGATGTGGATGGTCGCCACCCGGCGGCGCTGCATGGCCACCGCCTGCGGCTCGACCTCGCGGGTCTGCAGGTTGATCAGGAAGTCGCGCGGCTGGATGTCGGTCTCATCCTCCTGGCCGAAGGCCGAGACGGCGAGCCACTTCTGGTCTTGCAGCGGCAGCATGGCAAACACGCTGTGCGTCTGCGTGCTCTCGATGGTGTAGACCTTGCCGCTCGGGCCGTCGTACAGGCGGCCGGGAGCGACGTCGATCTCGGTGGCACTGCGGGTCGAGACGGTCAGCCCCACGAACTGCCGCTCGGGCGTGATGGCATCGCTGACCAGGTGGCGGTCTGCCTCGTCGGCCCAGGTCTGGGTGCGGTTCAAGTCGGCGGCTTGGAGTTCCTGCCGATCGCGGTAGATGACCTGCTTTTCCATGGGGCTCCTATAAGGGCTTGATCTCTCCGGCGGTGACGCGGCCAGCGCGCCAGACGCGCGAGGCGCGCACTTGGCGGCGCATGCGGGTGTCGACCAGCACCTTGTCGTGCGCAGCGCGGAAGTAGTCCATCGCGTCCAGCACCGGCGCGATGCGCGCCCGGGCGTCGCCGTGGCTGGCGGACAGGCGCAGCGCGGAGCCGACCAGAGCGCCGTGCAGCGCGCGGCGCGGCATGCGCACCCGCGCCAGCGCCATGAAGGGCGGGCTGGACAGCCGAGCAAAGCCCAGCATGGCCGGGGCGTGCTTCGGCAGCGCAGCAGACTGCGGGTCGTGCAGGTAGAGGCGGCGGTAGAGGCGTTCGCGCGCATCGCTATAGGCGCTATGCACCCCGCCCAGCGGCAGCCCGGCGCAGGCGATCGCCGGTCGTATGGCGCGCTCGGCGATCAGATCCACCGTGGGTGATAGCGGCTTGAGGCTGGGCGAGACCGTGCTCAGCCACAGGGTGCTGGTGGTCTCGCGGTAGGTCTCGCGCGCGATGCGGTAGAGCCGGGCGCTGGCGTCCGCGCGGGCGACGAAACCTACCAGCGGATCGCCCGGCATCACGCCCACCGCCACCGCACGGCGGGCCAGGTCGATGGTGGCCTCGCGCTCGTGGGTGGTGTTGCGCCAGCCGTAGGTCGTGAGCGTCTCGATGCGGCCGTCGGGCCAGCGGATTAGCGCGCGGGTGTGGCTGCGCGCCAGCGCTTCCGATCGGACCGCGTAGCAGGCCCCGGCAAAATCGCGCCCGGCGTGCGCGGCCTGCGCCTGCGTGCGCACGCGCCCGTCCTTGAGCCAAAGCTGCGGCTGCTGCTCGAGCCACGCGGTGCGCTCCTCCGCCGTCCAACCCGACAGAAACGTCTTGGCGGGCGGGCGCTCGAGCTGCACCACCTCGGCCCCGGCCAGCCGCGCGCCAGTCTTGAGGCCCGCTGCGGTGCCGATGAGCGCATGCCAGCGCGGGGCCTGCCACACCAGGCTGCGCCGTGCCGCCTCATCCTGCGGCCAGACGGGCGGGATGTCCTCCACGGTCGCCAGCATGGGCAGCAGCGCGGCGGGCGCGCGGCGGGCATCGTCCAAGGTGGCAAGCGTGCCCGCGCCGGGGTCGCGCGGGCCGATGGTCTGCTCGATGGCCGCCTCAACCGGCGTGGCGTTGGGCGGCAACAGGCGCGGCAGCTCAGTCATGGACCAGCTCCGCCGTGAGGGTGGCGTCCGTCATGACCGCGATTTGCCCTGGCCCGACGGCGATGTCGGCAGCGGGCGCGGTCAGCTGCACATCGCGCACGCGCGCGTCCATCAGCGCACCGATGAGGGCTGCGCGGTGCACATCGACGCGGAAGGCGGCGCGGGCGCGGGTATCGCGCTCGAGCCGCGCGCGGCCCTCTTGCGCGATCAGCGCGGCGTCTTGCCCGACGGGCGCGATCAGGTGCGCCGTGACGGTGTAGGGGATGATCTCGGCCGGGATGACGCGCAGGTCGATGGTCAGCGGCATCACGTCCTCGCGCATCAGGCGCGCCACCACGTCAGAGAGCGGCGCGGCGTGCACATCGTGGGCAACGATGTGGCGCATGTCAGCATTGGCGTGGGTGCCAAAGAGTGCGCAGCCCACGGCCTGCTGCTCCAGCGTGCAGTCGTTTTTGTGCACGACGGCGCGCGCCAGCACCGCCACCGTCACCGCGCCCGGGCGCGGGCTCCACACATCGGCGGCCACCACGTCCGGGTGCGCCGAAAGCGCGTGGAAGCGCCAGCCCGCCACCGACCCGGCCCCGGCAAGCTGGTGGTAGGCAATCAGCACCCGCGCGCGCAGCCGCTCGTCGTCTTCGCCCGCCAGGCGCACCAAGCCATAGCGCGCGGCGATGTTATCCAGGTCAGCGCCTGCCGCCCACGGCAGCAGGATGGCGCGCGCGGCGGCGTTGACGCGCGCGCGGATTTCCATCTCCCGCCAGGCCGCGATTTCCAGCAGCTTGACCAGCGGCTCGCTCTCCAGCGCCAGCACCGGGGCAAGCCCCGGCGCGCGCGCGGCCAGATCGGCCTTGAGCGCGGCGAGCAGCGCCTCATAGTCCAGCGGCTCGACGATGGCCGGGGGCGGCAGGCGGGTGAGGTCAACCACAGAAGACATCCCCAGACCCCTGGGCCATACTGGAGCCGCAGCTCACCGCATCGCCGATGCGGCAGGCCGGACGGCCGTTGACGAATACCGTAGGGCTGCCGCTCGCGGCGCTGCCGCCATGCGGCGGGCACACCGCGCAGCCGTGCAGCGCCCACCCGTCACCCAGCCGGTGCCAGCCGCGGCCGTTGACGATCACGTCAGCGCTCGCCTGGACGTTGGGACGTGGCGGATAGCAGCCATGGCCGCTGCAGAGATCGCCCAGTCTGACTGCGCCGGTGCCCATCAGTTAATCTCCACGCGGCCCGCCCTTATTTTGATCAGGCGTCCAGCCGTGATGTGGATTTGATCCGGAGCGTGGATCGACAGTCTGTGCGTGTCGCGCTCGTACCGGATATAGCCGCCATCGTCCCAGGCCAGGATCGTGTGGTGTTGATTGGCTGACGGAGATGGAAAGGCCCCGGCCTGCTGAAACACGGCGGGCACGGCCAGCGCCTGCGCCAGGTCGCCCGAGGGGGCCAGCACCAGGCACTGCTCGCCAATGGCGGGCGGGCTCCAGACGCGCAAGTGCCCCGCCGCCCAAGTGGCCCACGGCAGCCAGCCGGTCACGGCTTCGCCATCCGCCCCGGCCTGGCCCGAGATGCGTACCCGCACCCTTGCACGGGTGTAGTCGGCCTCGGCTACCACGCCTAGGCGCACGGCCGATCCGCGCCCCCAGTCGGCGGCATCCAGCGTCAGGGCATCGGTCATGCTCATGGCACCAGGTCCTCGATCCGCTCGCCTGGCTCGGGCCGGCCCTCGACGCGCTGGTAGTACGGCTCGTAGGCAGCGCCGATGAACGGCGCCCAGGATACCCACACCTCGTCGGCCCGCGCCTCCGTCAGTACGCATGGCGCAGGCGGGTCCGTCGCGGGCATGGGCAGCAGCATGTCCCAGCTGATCTCCCACAGGCCGATGCCGGGTTGGTCAAGCCCCGTCTCGTCCACGTAGCGCAGCACGACGCGCTGCGCGTCTGGCCGTGAGGCGATGATCGCGAAGACGATCTGCGACACCGACCACCCGTGCACCGACTGCTGCGCTTTGATGTCGCCGAAGCGCGCGATGACATACGCCGCGCACTGCGCGGCCATCATGCCGGGCTCGTCACGCCGCGCGCCGCGCGCGATCAGGTACACGGCAGGCAGCCGCACCAGCCACTTGCCGGTGTGCACGTCGCTCATATCCAGCGTATGCACCTGCGCAACCGCAAGTTGCGGCACAGCGGCGGCGATGTGGTCACGCAGAGCGGCCAGGCGGTCGTGGATCATCAATAGCGCCCCGTGCCCGCGCGGCTCATCACGCGCGGGTTGCCCAGGCTCACCTCGGCCAGCGCCGGGGCGGCGTCTGCCTCTGGCAAGCCGAGCGACAAGACCCCTTTGGCGATGCCTTCCAGCAGCCGCACGTTATCTTCATAGCGGCGACGCACCTCATCAGACGCCCGGTCTTCCCACAGCCGGTAGCGCGCGATGTCGCATGCAATGCGAACAAGCACGGTCGGCACGCGCGACAGCGGCAACGCGTAGCGGCTGGCCAGATAGGTGTCGATTTCCGCGGCTGCGTCAGAGAGTGCGCGCGCCACGATGGTCGCATCCGGCACCCCCGCCCCCGCCCGGTCGGTGAGCTGGGTGAGCTCATCGATGCCGAAGCGCGCCTCCAGATCGGCCTGGGTGGCGTAGGGCATGGCGTCACTCCACGATCAGCATTGGGTCGGCACGCAGCGACTCGGCCTGCTCGGGCGTGGCTTCGACCGTCAGCGGCTCGGGCCCGAAGGGGCCGAGTCCGGCGCGGTAG